CTATGCAATAATCGGACTATTGGTGCAAAGAGGACAGTGGGAAGGCATGAAATAATCTAATGTATTTAGATGACTACGGAACCATGGTAGCAGCCCTTGCTGTTGAGTACCACCGCAAGTACCCTATAACTGAGCAGTCAGATATAAAACAAGTACTGTGGTTGTGGTTTGTTTCTCATCCCCAAAAATACAAAGAGTGGTCAGAGTTAGAACAGAAAGATAAAGATAAGTTAATAGCCAGGTCTCTACGCAATGCAGCCATCAAGTACTGCGAAAAAGAAAAGGCTAGAAAGATTGGGTATGAAATACTTGACTTGTATTACTACAACCCATCAGTCATTGAGGCTTTCTTACCATCCATCATTGCAGAATCATATGAGATTCCAGTAGCAATCAAAGATTTAAACTACAAATTTTCTAAAGGTGAGAGCAACGATACTAATAACTGGCTAGTGCTGCGTTCAGATATAGCCACTGCCTACTACAGATTATCGGATGCAAAACAAAATGTGCTTCGTATTAAATACTCAGCAGAAAATGTTGAGTGGAGTGACTTAGCAGATGAACTATCTACCACAGCAGATGGTGCACGGATGAAAGTAAAGCGGGCAATTAGTAGTTTGATTAGAAACATCGGCGGGCAAAGGCCATACATTGAAGAAGATACTCTAGTAGAGGCAGATGATGACGAATCAGGAGAGTGATAATGTTAAAGAAATCAGAGAGTTATTACACCCAACGGATTACTCACACGCTATGGATTTGCGAGGAGAATCTATTGGAGATGTTTGCATATGTGGAGGGGATGTATTTCATGCGCTTGTTGCATTTGACGAGGGTGAGATATGCTTTTATTTCCTTGATGGAGAGTGCACTAACTGTGGGTCAATGGTCACACTCCCTTACCCAAAGAACGAGGACAATTACTAATGCCACTCTTTGATTTTAAATGTACTTGTTGTTCAGATGTAATCGAAGTAAACGAAAATATACCCCCAGCCTGCTCAACTTGTGGTGAAAGAATGCAGCGTATATGGTCAGCACCAGCAGTCAAGTTCAATGGCTCAGGCTTCTACTCAACAGGAGGATAGAATGGCAGCAAAAAAAGTAGGCAGGAATAAGTGGTTAACCTTTGGTCGTATCCCAGGATTTGGATTAGGCTTTAATGTATGTAAATATTATGTAAGTTTAGAACTTGGTTTCTGGTATTTAGCATTTGAGTTCTAATGGAGTATCCAGACTGGCAAGGCACACCTAATTGTAGGAGTGTAGATTCAGAGGAGTTCTTTGTACCAGAAGGTAGTTCTACATATAGAGATGTTAATAGGCTTAGTAAAATTTGTAACAACTGTGAAGTTAAGAAACAATGTTTAGACTACTCACTTAAGAACGGTGTCTTTGGATACTGGGGTGGAACAACAGAGTTCCAACGCAGGGTGCTAAGAAAGAGATTAAAAATTACGGTCAAGCCACTATACTTAGGATACCCATGAGCAAACTATCAGACTTTGATTTAGACTTAGCCGTTGGTCAAGCAGGAGAAGGATTAGTAGAACAACTACTAACAGGTGGCAGTACGGTAGAAGTAAAAACAGATTTACAATGGAAAGATACTGGCAACTTATACATAGAAACAGTTTGCTGGTCACACAACAACGAGAATTGGTATCTATCAGGGTTGTCCAGCACTAAGGCTGCATACTGGGCATTCGTGTTGGAGGGGGCAACCTTGATAGTACCAACGGAGGTATTGAAAGAAGCAGTAACGGCACGGGGAAGAGCCATTACTTGCAACATACCTCCCAACCCTAGTAAGGGTTACCTTATTAAGGTTGAAGATATATTAAGCACGCTCAGTAAATGACAAAAGACCCCCAGTTCTGGTAGAGATACCAGTTCTGGGGGTTTCTTGTCTCTATGGGGCTGCTAGGCCCCTTAGATTAGATATTACTTTGAGCCACGGCCAAAGGCTGTTGCAGAATTATCTAGCCACTTGAGTAGTGGACCAGCAAAACCAGCCACACCAGCCATTGCTAATGTCTTAAGGTCTGTCTCACCAGCAAGATAAAGTGCAATTGCAGCAGACGCTGCAGCACGAAACCATGTTAGTGATAGTTGCTTGAGTTGTTCCATTGTATCCTCCTAGGGGATTAGGATTTTGCACCGTGCACTTTGCAACAGGTGCAAACTTCAGTCTTATATGCTTTCTTTGCAGGTGTTGGAGTCAAACTAGCGATGACTTGATTAAGAGTCTTAGGTTGATTCATCCACCAAAACCATGGAGAAGTATCGGCAGCCATAGTGGAGTCAATAGAAATATGTAAATGCTTGCTATGAGAATTAGACCCAGTGTACCGTCTGTTTCCTTGCTTTGCCTTTTCTTTAGACCATATCGTGCCCTTGAAGATAAGGTAAGTAACACGCTTATCTTCTTTAAGTTTTTCAAAAATGTCAGCACAATCAATTCCATTCTTTGGGTCATGCGTTAAGTCAACAGCAAGTCCAGTATTGTGGTCGCTAGTTGGACTCTGCTTGAGATGAGCGTTGGATGGAAGAAGTCCATCGCTGGCTTTCATACGCAATGGAGAAATCGCTGTGGCTTGTCGAAGAACAGCAATAGCGGCAGGTGTGGCTTTCTTGATAACAGACTTCATTCATCTCTCCCCTTGTTTAACATCATCTGATAAAGAATTTCTACCTTTGCCTCTAGTCTTGTGACAGAATCTTTGAGGCTTGAGCCAGAATTTGGTTTAAGTTCATACAAGTAATGCTTGACTAACCATCTAACAGAAGTAGCAAAAGCAGCCACAAGAGTGCAAACAGATATGGCTATACCAAGCCACTGTGCCGTAGTCATTATACTGTACTCACCACAATCTCTAATATTCCACCAAACCCAGTAGAGTTTTTATCTGGTGGAGTAGTGTTCACCAAACTAATACCAATGATTTGGACTTGACGACTTTCGCCAGTATTTAAATCTTGCCATGTAACTATGTCACCATTTTCTTCAATGGATTCTAAAGCAACTACACGGTCATATGCCCGTCCTGAGTAACCAGTACGGGAATTATTCCTATCTGTTTCTTCGTCAAAACAATATACATACTGACTAATAAGTCTTTGTCGTGGTGTAGCAATAGTTGCCTTTGCCTGATAGCCCTTAAAGGTTGGGCCAAGAGATGAGGTAGTACTATCGCGGTACATAACAAACTTATAGGCTACATATTCCTGCGCTGTTGCTGGGTTGGAGGTTGTCACCTCCACTGGCGGTACTGATGAGTCGTAGGAAATATGGTCATACTCATTACCATTTGCATCTACAGTATTAAGAGTCATAGAACCATATGTAAAACTACCACGAGCAAGTAAACGCTTAAAGTTTTTAGCCTCAAGGGTTCCGTATCTAATGTTACCTGTAGTTAGATAGCCAGTTGTTGATAAGACTGTAGCAGATTGAACAGCAATACCATTGCTACCAGAAGTAGTAAATGCTATCTGTCCAGAGTTACCTATAAAATCTACACTTGTAGCATAGCCAGAAACGCTATCAAGATAGGTATCTGTTGCATAAGCAAAACGTAATGTTTCAATTTCATTACTTAAATCAATACGATATAGACCAGCATATCCGCCAATAGAACCAGTAGCCCATACAAACTTATCTCTAAATGCAAAATCATAAACGCCATTAGACTCTTCAATAATTAATGGACCATAATTAATAGAACCATCTTGGTCTGAAACTGTTGCTGCGCGTACGCCTTTGTTCGTCCCTATCATTAGATAGCCAAGATAGTATTCAATTTTATTTATATACTCACCAATTGGCAGTTGTGCTGCAATAATACCTGATGTAAGTGTTGGCATAACACCACCAGTACTTAATGTAAACTTATAGATAGCCGAGTTACCACCAGCATAACCTGCTACATAAATAGCACCACCAGATTCAGATATGGAAGTCCAAGTCCAGTCAGCATTTGGATGAGTGTATGCAGCAGGAGGTAAGGCGTGTGTACTGCCTTTAGCATTAGTTAACTCATAAACAGATGGACCAATGCAAGCAACAAGACGCTGCTTAACCCAACCTAGTATTACTTTGTTATCACCAGTATTGTAGTAACGAGAGTATCCAGCAGTAGGTGTAGCAATTGGACCTGTATAAATGTGGTCATTGTCAGCAATGAATAAGTTAATACCATCTGTTGCAATATCAAGAATAGCAGTATCTAATGGTGTTCCTATGCTAGTTACGTGTGTGTATGTAACAGCAGTTCCACCAGCAGTATAGTTATTGATAGTTGTACTTGCTGGTTCCCAACCAAGAATTTTATTTGTTGAGCCATCAACAATAGATAGTACTTTATAAGTACCACTACTAACACCAGTCATATTGGCTGTCTCTTTAAGTAAAGTAGCCTGTCCTTTAGTCCATACATCTATATTTCTGCTGTCTGCAAAACGATAGTGTCCATTCTCATCGTTAGTTGCAGGGTCAAAGAAGTTAATGCCAGAACCACTATGAAAAGACATCTGTGAGCGAATCCACCAACCAGTCAATGATTGTTCACCTGGTTCAGTAGTAGAATCAAACTGTTCTTTCTTAAAAGGTGCAGTCTTACGGCCATATGGACGTTCATTATTTGTGGCTAAGATAAAAGGTAATCCACCAATAGCAATGTCATAGGCTATGTCAGTGTTCTGCCAGATAGATGTAGAAGAAACTACACCTACATCTACGGCAATAGAGCGTTCGGCTCTACCATCTGTTAAATCTCTGCCTGCCACTATTGCTCCTTAATACGGTAGTAAATCTGTTTCATCTATAGCATCATCTATTGTGTGGGTAGGTTGATGAGAGCAACTACCACATTGAATGCACATTAGTTTCCTTAAAGTAAATTAACCAACGACCTTGTTCTGCCTTCGGCTAACTGGGTATATATCTGTGTAGTTGCCACACTTGTGTGACGCATAAGTTCTTTAACTGCAATCAAATCTCCGCCTGATTTCTCAAGCATTGTAGTTGCAAAGTAATGGCGCAGACTATGAAAATGCTTAGCATCAGGACCTAAGATGCGACGCATCTCTTTGGCTGCCCTTGCTGAGAACTTGTTAGCAGTTACCTGCCACAGTTTATCAAGCGTGTTGTAAGACTTAATCATTTCTGCTACTTGAGGGGCAATAGGGATTATTAAGTCAGTACCACCCTTGCCCTGTACCCGTAGGCTAAAGCCGTCTTCGTGCTCAATCATATCTGAGCCTTTAATTTTGGCTGCTTCCATAGCCCGAAGACCAACCATCCCGCCTAGTACAAACCAGTCGTGGTAGAGAGGCTTTGCCTCTGCTAACAGTTTGGCATACTCAGCCTTGGTTACAGGCTTAGGCACACCACGTCCTGGCTTGACCTGTGGCAGTTCATCTGCTGGGTTGTTACCATTAACTAGGCTCATCTTGTTTAGAGCCTTGTAGAGGCTCCTATAGCGTGCTACATAGGTAGCCCTAGTGGATTGCTTAGTTACCCGCAGGATAACCTTCTCAAGGTCTGAGTAGGTAGCCTCTGCTGGGTGAGCCTTAAGGCTTAGGATTAAACGCCAGTCGTTCTTAAATAACTGTTCAGAAAATCCTGAGGTTTTGTAGCGGTTGTGAAGTTGTTCGTGTATTTGCTCTAGAGGTATAAGTTCCATACCACAAGTGTACCACTAACCTACACGTTCGGTGTGAAGTGTTCCATCTCGGCTGGAGTCCAAGTTGCCTTGACCTCTTGCCAATGAACATCGCAATAACCCATAGACATCATCTGGTCATTACAAGCATCATATTTGCAAGGATATTCAGACATTAGGTTGTTCCGCTTCTGGGTTGAGATAGCGTTGGTAATCTGAATTGGTTTTGTCCATTGGGATAAAC